GACCAGTCCAACTATTTTCCCATGAATTCCAGACGGTGCCAAGAACGCCGGCTTCTTCTGCTAAACGGCTAATAATATCAAAATTACCATCAATATTATTCACTAAATCTGGAATACGGTTTGTCTCAAACCAGTTATCACTAGCGGGATTAAGATCAATATTACCAATGAATGTAAATACTGCAAATGGATTGATATTTTCCAATCTAGAAGCATATGGTTGAGTTACCAATGGCACATGATCAATTACTGGTAGTGTAATCACATCACCATAAAGCTTGTAATTATTGGAAACTCGCGCAGCATTAGTTGAATTCTTCTCAATTAGATCAATACTATCTTGAGTAAAGAATGGTCGAAGTTCACCATTATCCATATCAATTGAACATAGATAATCAGCAGAATTAATGTCACCAGTATTATGTCCGACGAAACCATCAACGATAAACCCATTCTTGAATCGACTATCACCATTTGAATCAATCACATCAAGTGATTCGGTTTGTTGTTCAAGCAATGATAATGATGTGTAGTACTCCAGATTATCGATTCGCTTTTCCAGCTTGCCGATATCGCGCATTGTATACCGTTTATTATCAACCATTTCGGCTCTGACATTGGCGATATCAGTGCCAAATGTGTATGGCTGAAGTGTTAGATTATACAACACCATACCAATAGATGGATCTTCTGCGTCACTTGGATTCAATGAAGCAACACCATCAATTGCAAAGAAATCACCGGCAAATGAGATTGCTATCTTTGATTTTCTTGCAAGATAGTATCGATAATCGGCTCGAACATCAAGACCTCGTTTTGGGACAAGAGCCATTGACGCGCCGGTATTGGTGAAATTGGAGCCATTATCAGAGATTCTTGGTCTAAAATCAATACAATCTCTTAAAGGGATACCATTATAGCTAGGAACATTCTTATAACTTATCGCAGTGGTATTTGATGTGTCAGTACTATAGTCACCATATGAATCGACTGTGAAATAATCTCCATCGGTATGAGTGAAATAATCGAAACGAATCTCAATTGGAGCGGTCGGTGGTGTAAATGACGCCTTTAGCTTGATCCTACCAATATCGTAATGAGTATCACGCTGACCATTATCAAATTCATACCGTTCAGTGATATCAATTGAGTATGTTGCCCCGGGCGAAGCAAAGGTGCCGGTCTTCATCTTAACCGAGAATAGTCGATAGCAGTCGGCTTTACCCAGGAGAATTTCACTAGCCGTGGCATCGGCTACGGTGGTTTTAGTGATTACTGTTTCAGTGCTAAGCGTCTTATCTTTCTCAGTTAGAGTAGAACCACTTTTATTTACAGCGGCTATAACAGCAATACTCTTTGATGCATATGTGTCTGGTAAAGTGAATACAGCGTTTGTTCCGTTAATGCTAATACCAGTCGGTTGAATTACAGTGCCACCGGTTCCAACACTATTATCAACTACAATATAGTTGTCTGTCTCGGCTGCCGACGCAAAGGTACCATTGGTGGTTGACAGAGTTAAAGTACAAGATCCACCAGATGCGGCAGAAGATGTTCCGCTATACCGCTCATATACAGTATATGTTGTGTCATTCGTATTTAGAGCACTCCGAACCGTTTTGATTGCATCATATGGGAATCTGAATACTAGAGAAAGATTTTCTGGTTCACGAATGGTAGTACTTAGTCGAGTGATAGTTGATCCAGTTACAGTCACTGATGAATCAACCGTAATTGAGTTTTGAGACACAATCGTCACAACTCGCCGATAATTACCACCTAATGACACATAGTCGCCAACTTTTAAATCAGTAACAAACGAGGTACCCGAACCAGTCACTGTTGTCCCAGCGGCTGTGGCCGAACCGATCAGTCTAGTCTCAATCGGAGCAATATTAGCTGTGAATGAGGTGCCAGCATCTCCGGTAGAAAATACAAATGATTTCACGTCCCGATTGAAATTAAACCCAGCGTTTAGTCTAATATCAAATAAGCTTAGCTTATAGATAGCTGAAGAAGTTCCAATAGTACCATTATCCCACTCAATAAATCTGGCCCGTGCTGTACCAACAACAGTTGCGCCAGCTGGTGCTGTTCCATTTACTGAAATCAGTCTATTATAGAGTGTGATAGTCGCAAATGAATTTACCGGTGGAAGATTGCGTACATTGGTCACCAGAACAAAGTTACCAACAGTTGCTGGGATAACAGCATTGTCGACCTGGACTTCGGTTCTGGCTTTATTTACAGCAACATATTCAGTTGAAACTTTCTCAATTTCATAACCTTGAACATAAGCCTTACCAGGCGATAGACCGACTGCTAACTTTGACTCAGAGCCACCCTGTTCAGGCTTATAGATGCCCCGGTTATAAACTGGATTTTGATCATATTCCCATTCAACACCAGTATTACCAGGGCCGTCAAATGCGGAACCACTTGAGTGAACTGGTGCTGTGTTTAATGATATACCATTCTTCTTAGCGACATAAAGAATGTTGTTATTAGACACAATATCGCCGATTAGATATTGGGTATTAGCTAACCATTGCCCACGATCATTATTGCGATGTTCTCTAATGTCTGCGATGAATGGTCGAACTGTATAATTTCCAGATTCGTCAAATGTACGACGAGCAAGTGTGTTCTCTAGAACCGAGTATTCAGTCTTATTGATGATTCGTTGGATCTCACCATTTGTAAGCTTCAGCAACTCAATGAAATTAGAATCAGCGGTAGAATCAAGTGGTAATTTAGTTAGCTCTAGACCAATATAGTATCGATGTGCCCCCGGTGCCGAAAAGTTATAGCTACCCTGAGCATTGTCCAATAGAGATTGATCTTCTTCTGGTACAACAATCTGCTCATCAATACGAAGCCCGATTCGATATGACGGCGAATTTGAATATTTGTCTAGAATAATTGTCTGATCATCGACCAAAACAAAATGACCATTAACGAAGTAAACACCGCGTTGAATTGATGCAGCAGACGCTTTACCGGTCACATCTTGACCCACAATCTGTGGTAAAACTCGGACAGAATACGCTAGATCATCACTTGTTAGAATCTCACCATCAGTGAATGTTTTAGTTTCGCCAGATGTACCAGAGTCTAAATATTTTACATATAGAGTAGTCGGATCAGTTTCAGTCGGCTCAGCATTATTGACAACTATAGCCCTAATACCGGTCGTTTGACCAACTAGAGTTTTTCCAATGAGTGCGTTTAGATACAATGATACTGGCTGAGAATTATATGTGGATTCGATTTTCACATAATGATACTCTAGATCATAGCCTACTTGACCCGGGATGACCATTGCACCATTTTCAAATGTATGCTCGCCGTGTCGCTTGATCTGATTCTGAAGAATCGTTTGTAGTTGAGTTAGTTCACGGGCCTGGACAGCGAGTCCTGGTCTAAACAATATGCGATGAAATCCATTATTCTCATTATAGTCATCATTATACGGCGCAACTGAAAAGTCGATCATTTGATTGTCCTAAAATCCAATTAAAACTCTATTACTGTTCTCAATGTCACCCTTTGTTCGGATGATGGTACAAATGCAAATTTATTATCAACAAATAGCATATCACCAGAATATTTATCAACATTTGGAGCAGTAACGGCTGTGACTATAAAAGAAGATACACCAAGAGAAAGAATATTACCAACACTGGGTTTTGCATTATCTAATGATGACACCAGCATAGATCTCTGAGTCTTTGATACGATCTTAAATCTATCACCATTAGCATTCGTAATAATATCATCAGTATTGAAATCGGCTAAATCCACTTGACTATCTAGAACCCAACATGGAGTCGCCAGTTGTTGGGTAAGAGACAGCGTAGATTCATATTTCTTAAGGCCCTTTATGATACCAACTTGTCGATAGTCATTGTCTAGAGCAAAACCCTGATTTGTATCCAAAAATACATTTGACACAAACATCAGAGTTCTAGCATTCAAAGCCTTGATAGCTTGTTTTCCAAATCCACCATATGGCGATAATACGGCTCTCGCTTTAGCCCCATAACCGTTGCCGTTAATGATGATTCTGGCGTTTCTATAACCCCGACCGTAGTTAGTAACATTAATCTTGACAATTCGACCATTATTAACAACGGCTTCAGCTGTGGCACCGGTACCATCACCATCAATAATAACCGTTGCATTACCATATCCGTATCCAGATGATACGATTGGAATATTAACGATCTGACCATCGACAGTTAAAAGTTCTATAGTCGATTGGAGAGAATTTATATCACCAATAGACAGATTGGCGACCAATTCGGCGTTTTCACCATCACCAGTAACACCCAATACAGCATACGTATAACCAATGCCACCGTCAACAATGTTTACAGCAACAATTTCACCGTCCTGAATAATTGGGACCAATCTAGCTTCAGATTTGACAGATTGGATTTCAACGATTGCCGATTCTGTAAAACTGCCGTCTGTAATTTCAACTGTTGGTGAAAAAGAATAGCCAGCCCCAAATTTAATGCGAGCAGTCGCTGTTGCTCTTTTACCAGCGTACTCAAATGTAGCTGTTCCATTTGAAGCGGATCCAATCGCGTGCGTTGGTGGTATCGAACTAGTTGTTCCGGCGACCGCTACGGTGTATAGATTATCACCATAAAAATACTGATCATTCACATTAACGGATTGGCTAGCTTGCCATTGATCACCAATTGTTATTGATGGAATTGTAGTAAAATCATCCCCACTATTGGAAATAATAATGCTTTGTACAGACCCATTATCAATAGCGGCAGTTGCTGTAGCGCCAGATCCACCACCTCCAGTGATATACACATTAGGCCGATTGATATAACCCGATCCACCACTTAAGACATTGATTTCTGCGATATCGCCATAAAGAGTGAAATCTGTCACTTCACCACCAACAACGGTAACAGTTGCGGTTGGTATTTCGCCGACATATGTTAGCGTTGTTGTTCCATTTGCTATATTTTTCTCACGATGGGTAGGAGCAGTTGTTCCAAGTGAACCAGACTTGACAACCTCATAAATTTTGTTTAGACGTCTAACCTTAGAACCTACTGATACCAAACCACCAGATGACCATAACTGAGCACCAGAAAATGGTGGTTGAATGTTGATGGTCGGTGATGTTGTATAGTTTGTACCACCTGCTACAACATTCGCCCCAATTAGATAATAGGGGTTGCTTTCTAGATGACCATCGCCTGTAATGGATATTGTTGCCGATGTATAATCAGACCCTCTATTAATCAAAGAAATGTTCTGAATAGAGCCAGCAGAATAAAACTGATTTGATAGAGCCGAAACCACGGGTATATAGGTCGAAGTCACGAATCTGTTTCTCATTGAAACAGGGATCATGTATAAAAGTTTCCAAATATAACCATCACTTGTTTTGAATGGATTTGGGCTAGTGCCGGTCGGCTTTACTCTAGAAGCGGCACCATTGTTGTTATGTAGACATTGATATACATAAAATTCATCTGTCATTACATATGAATCTGTATTCTCTAGTCTTTGTGCATTCGTTTTAGAGCCAAATGTTATAACAGATGCTGCTTCTGCACCAGAACCCGATGATCCAGCAAAAATAACCGATGGGCGCGCAGTATAACCAAAACCTCGACTGATAACTTGAATGTCAATGACAGCTCCATCGAATACCGTTGCAACAGCGCGAGCACCAGAGCCGCCACCATCAGAGATAATGACAGATTTTAACTGTGTTGAGCCATTAGCAATAGAGCCAAAAGAATGGGTTGGCCCCTGGCTTGAACTAATACCAGCGGATTCCACTATATAATATCTAGATTCAAATGATAATAATTCACCTCCGACATATTCGGTATTAGGAACCCAATCTTGGGCGTCGGTAGATCCAATGTATACATTTGGGGCTGTCGAATAACCAGATCCACCCTGAATGAGATTTACCCCCTGAATCTGCGTACTATATTGATCGTCATATTGATCATAAACCTCACCAGACTTCCAATCGATCCTAGGGATGACGTAGGCAATCTCCGTGGGTTTGATTTCTTTTACCATTATAATACCATCACGAATTTCTCTTTCGTATGCGGCGCTCTCAACCGGTGTTTCGGGCGAGAGTTCATCTACCCATGGAGTCGTTCGGCCCAAATAATAGTAATATTTTGAGACGTTTGTCATCGCCTCCTTGTAGACACTATCAGCAACTGAATTATGAAAAGTGTCTTTTAGAATAGATGA